GGTCAAAACAATTGTTCCAGCAGATTAACCTACTGCCGGCGAAGTACTCACTTCTGGGACGTTAGATCCCGGAACAACTCCTCGTTGGTAGTGTCCTTAAGTTTGTACTCTGGGTTTGCCACGTACTTGTCGTCTAACGCGACTTCCTCAATGAGTGCGTGGATGGTTGAGTCCTCGTAAGTTTGAATCAAAGTTTCGAGGTCTATTGAGACGTTTTCTCGTCTTGCCCTAAGGCGGGCCTGGACACGTGCTTCAACGGTCTTAGCCCTAGCTAACATTTCAGAACCCTTGTCCGTAATACGACCTGAGTCGTCGAAAGATTCGTCGCTAATGTAGACTAGACGGTACTTATCGTGGTGTACGGCTAGCTCCACTGTTTCTCTCGCGATGGGATGAGTATCCATCAGAGGGAAACCAGCTAGCGGGGCCAATCTCGACTTGGCCGTGGCCGTAGTCGTCATCAACCCTGCTTCTATCTCTAAATCATCTATCTCCTCGAGTACCAAGTCGAGGGAAAGAGGATCTAATCCTTTGCTTTCCTGGATTAAGAATCGCAGACCGGATCGTCCGATAAGTTTACCTATGTACTCTGATGTCACTAGGACATTCGCAAAGGCGTAAATAGGCTTACCTGGGACGTCGCTCGCCTCCTGCTTATCAGCATTGGCTCGCAACCCCACACTGCACATACCTCCTGCGACGCGTGCAGACGGGAGTTGGCTCCCCTTACTAAATCTGATGACGACTACGTTATCGTCACCACGGGTGAAGGAATCCTCGACCACGAATGGGTCAGGAGGGTCTTCGCCCTGTAAAGCTGCTCTACGTGCACACATCTTTCGGAACCTAGGGTTCGTCGTGAGCTCCGTTTGAGCATAGGAAACCACGAGATTTGACCAAGAATTGCCGATACCAGTAGCGGCGTCCCCAGACCTTCTGCCTCCATTGCTGAAGATCGATAGTCCTTTGAATTCAGGGTCGGCGCCGGAGAGTGAAAACTCTTGACCCGGGCCGTCAACCTCGTAATTTGCCCACCGAATGGGCGCATCGTTGACCATGGTCATCACCTTACAGATAAACTCGTGATAGTCAAATGAGATGGTTCTCACTTTCACAGGTCCTACACGAGTCGATCCATCGTCAACCATTTGAGTGACATCCAGAGTGGTCTCCTCTCCATCTTGGAGTTTAGCGAGTTGCTCGGCTACCCACGCATCGTCGACATCGATGGGAAGATCAGAGTCGACGTGCAGCAAGCGAGCAGTCCTAGGAAACATCTTACAGTACCACGCCGCTTCACCAACGTGCATCTGCCCTGTTACGTCACGATCCCAACCTGACGCGTCCGCCCCTACGGATGCGACCTTACCATCTCCTGATTGTGTAAGATCTGTGCGTCTAATCTCACTAAGCCGTTCAATCGTGTGGTCCGGATCAACCCAGTCGAAACCGGGCGCCGCGATATCAGCTATGTGATCCCCGAGTGGTTGGGCCCACGTACTCTGAGCGAGCACGAGAACAGTCGGGACAATGATGACACTGCGGCCTGGAAGGATGGCCGCTAATTGATCAGCTGCTTCATGATACTCGGCTTGAGGTCCTCTGACCCCTAAGGCGCGTATGTTACGGTCAACAGCCCTGTCACCACGGAAGGTTAAGGTTGCGGGTTGAGCTACTTGCGAATATAACTCACCACTCATCGGCATACCAGCCACGATCCAATCAGTGAGCGAAGTCATCTGACTATTGAACACTACACCCTTCGTAGGTCGACCTGAAAACTTAGGCCGACCCAAGATCTCTCGGATCTCGTCCGGGGTTAAGTTAGGGAATGGATAACCCGTGGCTCCCTTCTTATTGTTTATGCGTAGACCCGACCCGTATCCTACCGACACAAAGAAGTGCTTAGGTAGTAACGGGGGCCCATTGACGGCGGAAGGAAACTCCCGCTCCAATGCGAACCTCCATGCCTCCCAGAATACGTCTACCGGAATAGGTGACGCCGATTCCTGATGGGGAGTCATGCCATGGAAAAGGATTGAAGACTCGGCTAGAACATAGGTTCCACACCGACCCCCCATCCAAGAGTCCCACTTCTCGAGAGATTCCATGTCTAGGTCATACAAAGCCTGATTGGGATACCTGCCAGCACCCTTAGCTTTATTACATTCAGAGATTAAACGGTCTTTGAATGCGTCTAAGTCAATCCGGTTACCGTGGAAGGTAAAGGCTGGACGTGGGTCGTTCATCCCTTGGCCGAATTGCTTTAGGCGTGCGGTCTCATGCGACTTGAGGCGTCGCAGAGTCATAGCTCCATTGCGGAACGTCACACCTTTGTCGGGTACCCAGGAGTCCAACCACTCGAAGACATTTCTGCCTTTCATAGGGTGGGACTCAAATTTCTCAAGCCAGTCGGGCATGACTGCCCACTTCCCGACATCTGAGGGTACATCTTCCGGTACCTCGACAATCCCTCGTTTGACAAGCGAGGGCCTGATTTTGTTCCAGAGACGTTGAAGAATCTTCATTCCCCTAGTCTTGGGGTGCTCTGGAGAGTAGTTCTTGAGCGGTTCACCCGCTCGTGCGTAATCCTTGTACAACTGTACCTTTGACGTAGATTTCGCGGCATCTTCGGTGGCTGAAACGGAGGCTGACTTTGCCCCTACACCATCGTTAATACGCAGTCTTTCCTTTGAATACTTTTCACTAGTTTCAACTTTGTCTTTCATAATTTGGACCTCCAAATCAAGGATCTTTTCCGTGCCTGTGTACCACAGGCCACCTGCTGCGCGTAGGAAGACTAGAACGATGTTCCAC